GAACGGTGCTACAGCAGCTACACAAACAGCAGTTGCAGCCTTAACAGCAGGAACAGGACAAACTTCTGTAGGAGCAGCAGAAAAAACTTTAGTTGCTGCAATGCCAACAACTTTGTTTGATTCATTAACTGCTAAAATGATTTACAACAAAGGAGCAGTTGGAAAAAGAATTAAAGTAGCTGGAACTACTTTGAGTGCTACCAACATAGCAGACGAAATGGCAAAAGTTTACAACGCTATTCCCGATGCAGTTTTAGCAAGTGCGGACAAACCTTATATCTATGCTGCAAGAAGCGTAAAAAAATTGATTAACACTTTCAATTTAGCACAAACTTATAGAGATACATTTACAGTTGATTTAGCTACAGGTAAATACTTTTATTTAGATGTAGAAATTGTATTCGTGCCATTAGCTGCTAATACAATTATTGCAGGAGTTCCTATGAACTTCATGTGGTGTACTGATTTGTTGGATGACTATGCAAACATTAATATAGCACCTTACCCAGCACCTAGAAAAGACTACTTCTATGATGTAATCTTTACAATATTTGCACACGTTGTAAATCAGAAATTCAACGTTTTATACGTAGGTTAAGAATAAATAACAAGGGGTATGAAAATTACCCCTTATTTAAAATATATAAAATATGGGATGTGTTGTTTTAACAAAGAGTAGAAAATTAGCTTGTGTAAGTTCACAGCCTGGCATTCGTGCAATTGGAATAGGTGATTATGATGCTGCTAATATAATTACAACTACAAGTACAGGTGTGACAGCTTTACCAGCTATTTACGATGCTAATAGCATAGCACGTTTAGAGTTGAAAAATACAGCTACTAAATTTTTAGAAAATGGAGTTTCAGGTGGTGATAGTAGAAGTTCGGGTGTAACAGGGAATATAATTTGCGTTTTCAACGTTCCAGCTGGGGGAGATATTGAAACTACATTATTTGTAGAGCAGTTGCTAAAAGGCGAGGTTGTTTTATTTTTAGAAACCAAAGCAGGTTTAATATTTGCAGCTGGAGTTCAAAATGGAGCAATAGCAATTACAATCGATGGAGATACGGGTGGAACTATTGGAGATTTGAACGGATATACGGTAACATTCCAAACAATGGAACCTGAATTTTCAAGAAAATATCTTTTAACAGGAGATGCTTTAACAGATTATGCTGCTGCTTTGATGCCTTACTAATAATAATATTTTGTTTTGAGTTAATCATTAGGAAAAGCCAGCTTTAACGTTGGCTTTTTTTATAAAATTTTAGAAAAATGAAAGTATTATTTTTAGATGAAGAACTGATTTTTAAGGTAGTGCCTCGGAAATATCCAAGTGTAAACGACGAATTTTTATTGACTTTTAGGAATGAAAGTACAGGAGTTACTTTTACACCAAGTTATACCTTTGATATTACGGACAAATTAGAAATCACACTACCAACACAACCGAATGACTTCGCTTTGCAAAATAAATACGATATTGAAATAAAACTCGATAGTGAGATTATTTACTTAGGCAAAGCAATAGTTTTAGAATCGGGAACAAACATACAAAATTACAATTATGGAAGTCAAAGCAATTCAAGATTCAAATTCAAAGCATAGTCAAGTACAAGTTTTTGAGGGTAATGTTAAAATGTCAAAATTTCAGCCTATCGACATTAAGCCAGTTTACGGACGTAAATGGGTAACTAATGGCAATAACAACATTAACTTCAAAAACTACAAAGATGCGTACGATGACAGCCCCACAAATGCATCGATTATTAATGCCTTTGTAAACTATATATTTGGTGAGGGGTTAATAGATTTAAACGGTACTGAAATAATAAAATATATTTCACAAGAAGACGTGCTATTGATGTGTCAAGATTATAAAATATACGGAGGTTTTTCTGCTCAAGTTATTTGGAATAGTGCTGAAATAATTAGTGAAAAGAAACCAATAAAAATAGAGTATATTCCTATTTACAAATTAGGAGTAAACTACGACCAAACTTCGATAAACGTAACAGGATATTGGTACAGTTGGGACTGGAATAATCGCTACAGATACAAAGCTACATTTTACCCTAAATTTACAGGTAAATACACAGGTAATAATTTAGAGATTCTTTACGTTAGACGACCAACTGCTGAGCCTTTTTTTCCTATTCCTGATTATTTAAGCGGTTTGCCTTGGGCTGAGGTTGAGGGGGAATTAGCGAACGCAGGTAAAAGCCATTTTAAGAATAGCTTAACAGCTATGACAATTATAAACTACAATAACGGTAGGATTGTGGATGATGCTATTGCAAAGCAAAAAGCCGATGAAGTTAGAAAAAAAACAGTAGGAACTGAAAACCAAAGTGCGGTTATTGTATCATTTAATGAGGGTGCAGAAGAGGCGGTTACAGTTGACCAATTATCGCCACCTGAATTAAATGCACAAAATGTATTTTATAGTGAGGAAGCAGAGCGCAAATTAATAGTAGCACATTCAGCACCACCGATATTGTTTGCGGGGAGTAATGCAGGTAGTGGATTCAGTAGTAATGCCGATGAAATTGCAGTAGCTACTAAAGGATTATATCGTAGACATATAAACCCTATGCGAGGCGTAATATTGAATGGATTAAAAAGTGTATTTACGTTAATAAATCCTATGATAAAATTAGACTTTAAAGATTTTGAGGAAGAAACCGAAATAACTACAGCAGAATGATACAACTATTCATAAAAGAAACCGACATCGCTGAATTAACAGGATTCAGCGGTAATATTGATGCCGATTCATTAGTTCCATCAATAAACGTGGCACAAACTACCTATTTAAGACGTATTTTAGGCATAGATTTGTATAATAAAATAGCAACGGACATAGAAAATAACAGTTTATCAGGCGATTATTTGACTATTTATAACGATTATGTTATTTTTATGACTGCTTTTTTTTCAGCATCTATTTACTTATCTTTGAATACGTCAAAAACAACGAATGCAGGAACTTATAAATTCAACCCAGACAACTCAACAAGCTCAACAGCAAGCGAAGTGAACACATTAGGCAAGAATTATGAGGCGATAGGGTTGAGTTATGAAACTAATTTCAGAGAATTTATGGAAACAATCACAATTCCTGAATATGGCGACAAGCAAACTTCAATAAATAGTACGAATTTATTAAAATGGTATTAAGATGGCTCAACAGATATTAGATGTTTCAACACCTAACAGCGGTTTAGGGGATGCTTTAAGAGATGCGTCGATAAAATCAAACGATAATTTTACGGAATTATATAATGATAAAGTCGATAAGGTTATAGGCAAGGATTTGAGCGACAATAATCTTACAGATGCCTTAATTACTAAGATAAATGATTTAGAGGCTAATGCACAAGTAAACGTGCAGTCGGATTGGAATGAGAATGATATTGAAGCCGACGCTTATATTAAAAATAAACCTGAACAATTATTTTCATCTCTAGGATACTTTGACTATGCCGATTTAGCTACACAAACAACACCTATAACAGTTGCTCCAAATACGCAAACATTATTAACTAATGATGCAGACGGAGCGGATACAAACATTTCACAACCTCCTTATGGAGTTACAGCGATTTGGGATGCCGATAGCGATGAGTTTAACTTTTCGCAATTATCAATAGGTGACACCGTTGATATTAGAGTGCATTTAAAAACTACTACCACAACTGCAAATCAAAAATATCATGTTGACATGAAATTTGCTTTTGATGCTCCAGATGAGTTTGAGAATAGAATATTTAGTCAAGTTGTAAAAACATATGGAGAGGATGAACAAACTTTCATAACTACTTTATACATAGGTAGCGAATCGGTTAAAAATTACCCTGCTAGGTTTTATATTACAAGTGACGACGATGCTACAGTTAAGGTAGTTGGGTGGTTTTGTCGAGTGTTTAGAAAAAGTGTGAATATAGTAGGTGTATTAGTCGAAGATGATGCTCCTAGCGACGGACTAACCTACGGGCGTAAAGATGCTGGATGGGTTGAAGTGAGTGGCGGTGGTTCGGTAGGAACCTTACAACAAGTAACCGACAACGGGAACACAACCGATAAAGACATAGAAACAGGAAACGTTACTGCAACTGATATAATTGGTGATACAGCTCCGTTTACAGGGAATTATAGTCCTTCTTCTAGTCCTAGTGATAAACTAATGCGGTTTGATGATATTGATACAGGGAACATATTAAACATAAAAACAATAAAACCTAATGATGCCACAAGAGATGTTTATATTCAAGATGGAAGTGGTATATTGGCTTATGTTTCAGACATTCCAACAGTAGATGCTACACCAACCGACGGGAGTTCAAACGCCGTGAGTAGTAATGGGGTTTTTGATGCTTTAGCTTTAAAACAAGACTTTGCCACTGATTCTTTTGCTTCTAC